GAAACTTGGAGGCGCAAATGTTGGGATTACTTCTCGGTCTGTCTGCCCTTTGTGCTTTCGTCACAATTGGGAATCTCTTCCAACTGTGGTCGATTCACAAGAACATCCAGCTCGTGGAGAATCACCTTCACTTGATTGCCTGCAAGTTATCGAACGAGGTACGTCTTCAGGATACGAAGGGAGGTTCACTTGGCACCCACTAATCTCGAAAAGTTTGCTGATTGGTTTTCAGCATGGCTGTCGGAGTTCGTGAAGTTCCTCGTGGATTACCTCTTCCGATTCCTGGCGTAAGTTTCCTTACGCTGGAGGACTTGTTACCCTCCTTCCATCTGTAACACTTCTAGAGAGTTCCTCTTATGCCTTCTCTTGATATTGATACCAGTGATGCATTTCCCTTTGGTGCCGTGGAGACCGATTATAAACCAGGGGTTGGTTTCCTGGATTATGGTCTCCCCGTCAACTTTGGGTTTGTGTATCACGAATTTCCATTTAGGAGATTCAGAGAAAGTACGAGCAGAAACTCTCCCGTGGCTGGTGGACCAAAAATCCCCTCCCCCTTCAAACTAAGGGTTCTTCAGTGGTATTCGACTAAACCGAAAATCACTGAGTTCCTTGACGAGAAGAAAGTTCGAAGAGCTTTTCATCTTGCCAAAGTTGATTGGAGGAGAAGGCGCCCCGTTAAAGATAAATCGATCGACGCCCCGACTGATTGGGAATTTAAGGAAATCCCCAGTGGTCGTTTCGTCCGATTTATGGGTAACGTGGATCCTAGAACTAAGCTCGCCACTTTTCGTAATCAGCCAATAACGGTCATGCGTCTTCGGCCCACTTTCAGGGCTTGGAAACGCAGGAATCCGAATTTGGCTCTTAACGCTTTTGTGAACGATCTGACGTTCTGGAAACAAGATGGGATCCTTACTGGTAACGCTGACTTTGGTATTTCTAATACCTCTGGTCAGTGGGACTATAGGAACCCCATTATGGGCGGTACAGGCCTTGGGTTTATCAGCGTGGACGGATTTCAAAAGCAGAGTTTCTTTGATTCTCTGAATATGGATTCTCCGTACACGTTCACCTATGGTACTGTAGTCGATCCGCAGAATCTTTTGATTGAATATGCTGACAAAATTGACGAACTTGGCTATTTAGCCTTGAAGCGTCATTATGCCAAATTACAAAATCAGAAGATTGACCTT